TGGGACTCGGAAGGTTCATCCTCAGATTCTTCAGAAGGCTGAGGAGTTGGCGAAGGCTCGGGGGTCACTTCAGGTTCAGGGGTTGGTTCGGGTGTCGCTTCAGGACTTGGACTTGGCTGAGGTTCAGGGGACGGAGTGGGAGTGGGTTCAGGAGACGGAACGGGAGTCGGAGTTGGCTCGGGGGATGGTGTTGGATTCGGAACAGGGATTGGTTCGGGACTTGGCTCGGGCTGTGGAGTCGGTGAGGGAGTAGGCGATGGCGAAGGTGTGGGTTCAGTTGTGGACGGCGAAGGTTGCGGGGTCGGTTCAGGTTGAGCAGTCGGAGTTGGCGAAGGTTCAGGGGTTGGAGAACTTGAAGGCGTTGGTGCCGATGTTGGTTGAGGTTCAGGAGAAGGAGTGGGCGATGGTTCCGACGGTGTTGGTGAAGGAGTCACCGTTGGTTCAGGTGACGGACTTGGAGAAGGAGTCGGACTTGGCTCGGGCTGAGGCGTTGGTTGAGGTGTTGGAACCGTGGAGGGACTAGGAGATGGCTCAGGTGTTGTGGTTTCTGTTTGGGTTGGGTTTGGGCTTGGCGTTGGACTTTCTGTTGGTGAAGGTGATGCTTCGCTCGGTTGAGGAGAAGGTGTTGGCGTTGGAGTCGGCTCGGGTGATGGAGCGCTTGAATCTGTTGGAGTCGGAGTTGCGCTGGCAGATGGCGAAGGCTCGGGCGTTGGAGTTGGACTTGGAGAGGGCGAATCAGAAATTGTCGGCGAAGGCGACGGAGATGGTTCAGGCGTTGGTGAAGGAGAAGGAGTAGGAGCAGGAGAACTAACAGAAACAGTAAAGATTGGTCCGTACCATCCAGCCCAAAATCCATTATCGATACCCGAGACATTTACTACAACTTGACCCGAAACTACCGCGCTCACACTTGTTTGTTCTATTGCGTTGCCACTAAAACTTTCACCATTGATTGAGACGCTCCAACTATCGGCAATCGGAGTACAACTACCAATACAGTTTGCGATTGTGTTATTGATTGAAACTATTACCGTCGAGCCGTCAGCCACATTTAATCGATTGTTAGCGCTACCGCCTCGGTAATCAAATTGAATCGACTCACCCGAGATATTGCCATTTACGACCTGTTGCCAAGTCCCGTCCGCGGAGGCTGAATCGGTAGGCAGAACCGTCCACCAAAAAACCAAGAAACAGACAATTAGGACACGCCAAACCCGCACTCGAAAACCCTTTGTTCGGGGTCACGCGGGACACGATTGGGCTAATTGTACTTGACTGGGGTTTCATGCTAAACTGGGGTTGTAAATACGAGAGGAGTCAAAATGGCGGTCACCAAAGATTTCGCCTTGGAGATTGATACCGAACTTTCCAATCTCTACAACGACGAGTGGCGTATCCTCGAAAAAATTGCTGGATACAAAGAGACCTTAGATTTCTACATCAAGAATCCAAAATATGCCAGCGACAATGTTGAGCATTACGAAAAAGAAATCGAAATCCTAAAACAGAAATTAGTTCCTATCCGTAGGCGTCAAAAAGAATTAGATGCGATTTATGACCAAGACCCATGGACTCGCGCTTACTTGGTTGTGTCCAGCGATGGTCATGTTCACAGCACTAGAAATTGCTCGACTTGCTTTCCTCAGACTAGATACGCATGGTTAGTCCAGTACAGCAACGATGATGAAAAAACAATCGTCGAGGATGCTGGTGAAGATGCTTGTACGGTTTGTTACCCAAGCGCTCCAGCCGAGGTTCTCAATCGCCCATCAAGAATTGTTACAGCGGACAAGTTAGCCAAAGCAAAAGCCAAGGCTGAAAGAGATGCCAAGCGCGAGGCAAGAATCGCTAAGGAAAAAGCAAACGCTCCAACTGCCAGCGGTGAGCCTCTAAAGATTATCCGCTCTATCTACAAAGACGGAAAGATTTCCTACGAGTGGATTAAGACCGAGAGAAGCGCGGTCACTTACTGGTTAAACGAAACAGCATGGAGCAAGCACTCTCCTAGAGAAGATTACACAGTAGAAGCCTTGAGATTGATTGTCCAAAATCTTGCTGAGAAGCATGGCGTGTCATTTGACCAGCAGTTGAAAATCTTAGAGAATAAGTTAAAGAAGAGGAGGGACTGATGAGCAAGCCTGATTTCGCAGTAGCGCCTGAAGATTATGCGTTACTTTTCGAAGCAATCAAAAAACAGAATGAGCCACTTCATCCTGACCTTCTCCCATATCTTGAAGAGTCATCGTTTCCAATGTTGCGTCACCCGTTGGTTTATCAAGTGCCTTTCTTCTCAGGGGGTCAAGCCAATTATCAATACGAGGCAAAAAAGAAATATGTAGACGAAGCCTTAGAGAAAAAAAATTACAATTCGTTTATATTTTTACATGAGCGCCCATATCGCCTCGAAGCCTTTCTTGTCATTGAGCCATTGCTGACCGACAAGGAATACTGGGAGTTGCTCTCTGCGATTTACACCGATACAGAAAATGCGTGGGCGTATCTAAGCCAGTACAAAAAATTATTCTCTTCCAAGAGAAGCCATCGTGAATTTCTAATGGATGAAAAAGAGAGACAAGTCTATGACGCCCTACCTGATGTTGTAACAGTTTATCGAGGCTATCAAGTTGGGCAAAATAAAAACGGAATCTCATGGACAACAAATAAAAAAACTGCCCAATGGTTTGCGACACGATTTAAGAAAAATGGCAAGGTGCTTGAAAAGAAAGTTCCAAAGCGAGACATTATCGCAGTATTCAATGGACGGAATGAATCGGAGGTAATAGTTCTATGAAATGTTATTTATGTGGTAGCGAGTTCAGAATTACCTTTATCCAAGGTAAACCGTATTGCTTTAAGTGCGAAGCCGATGCTTCACTTCAAGCCTACGGATTAGTTCGACAAGTCAAAGAGAGGACAGCATGAACGAGACCGAGACCAGTTACATAGAAAGTTTTCTAGCCAAGCGAAATGTCAAACTAACTGCCAAGGGTCGAGCATGGGCAGAGAACGCCGAGGGCATCGCCTTTGTGATATTCATATTGCTCGCTTTTGGGGTTGTAGGGTCAATAGAGACAGGCAGGTGGTTTTAATGAATCTACTATCACTCCTAGGGAGAAACAAGCCTCTACGGGTCTCTGAAGGCTCATTAAGGGCAATCCGTAGGGCGCAGTTGGACAAGGCGCTATCTGAAGAGGCTGATAAGCGACGCGCTCGAAAAAAGGCTGAAGCCTTCAAGTTGATTTCTAAACCCCAGTAGGGTATACTTGGAATTGTCCGAGAGGAGGACACATGACTCAAGTAGTTGAAGCGCCAGTTAAAAAACTGGGCAAACGCGAGTGCGCTCGCATCTACAAAGAGGCTTACGCCGCTGGTCTCAAGGCTGGCAAAGAAGCCATTCCAACACCAATGATTGTTGGACAACCAACCACGCCACTTGGCAACGATATAGATTTCAAGAAGCAAACCTATTTCGTCGCTGAAGGTGTTTGCGGGTTTGCGTGGGTAAACATCTCTCCAGCGAGAGGTGCCTTCGTGACTTATCTAAAAAGCATCGACGCTGGAAGTAAAGGTTATTACGGCGGATACGAAATATGGGTTAGAGAATTCGGTCAGTCGATAACTAGAAAAGAGGCTTTTGCTTATGCCTTCGCCAAGGTTCTAAATAGTTACGGAATCAACGCGAGTGCTGGTAGCAGACTCGACTAAGTAAAGAATTCATCCCGTCAGTCTCTTCTTAGATTGGCGGGATGAACCGCATAATCACTTTCTAACCTTTCTTGGTTATGCGTCGGGTATCATTCCTTTCGGGTACCCATAGTCGGTGGCGTTGTAGCGCTGTTGCGCGTCCGTCCTCTCTCTAGCGTGACTGTATTGCTCCGCCACCGACGCTCATTTTTAGAATGTCCTTGACATCAATTCATCTTCATCATGTACCCTTAAATCAGGTTCGCAAAACACCTACTAGCCAAAGTGAAGTCAGTCCGATACTGACAACATAGAAGCGTTACATCCAGTAACGATTAAGTGTTCACTCCTAACAATGGAGGAATATGCGATTCTATGGAAACATCTTTAAGCCGATTCCAAGCATCATCTTTGTTCTTGGAATCATCATTATCAATCCGTTCCACATCCCACCCGACCCAGTAGCGCAAGCAAGCGATGTACCAGTAATGAAAGCGGTACTGGTTGAGCGGACTCCTGAAGCATCCAAAGAGTTCGCAAAAAAGCGTCTCGGGTCTTATGGATGGGATACTCCTACGCAATGGGAATGTCTCCTATCGCTTTGGACTAAGGAGTCAAATTGGCGTCCTGATGCCTACAATAAAAAAGCCGTCTATCAAAATGGGGAAAAACTTCATGCTGGTGGAATTCCACAAATACTTGGACTAAATCCTGACCTCACGGTTGAGGAGCAAGTGGAACGCGGACTCATTTATATCGAGTCAAGATATTCCAATCCATGTACGGCGTGGCGTTTTTGGGAAAGAAATTTTTGGTATTAGCCTTCCCGAATGGGAAAACAAGAAGAGCATAAAAAGCCTTCAGCAATAGACGATGCGCTCGCCGAAATCGGGCGCATCGCCTTTGTTGAACCCGCAATCTGTACAGGATGGGTTCTCGTATCTGAATGGATGGGAGAGGGCGATAAAGATTATTGGACGCTCACCCTTGCCGATGACCAAAATCCTGATTGGCGTCACCTTGGATTAGTTCACCATGGATTAAAAAACTGGGAGGGGAATGATGATGTCGGACTCAGAGACAAACCGACCAACACCTGAAGAGGAAAGAATTCTTCTTCTCAATCAACTTATACGCGAGCGCTTTGGCGAATGGGCGACACGCAAAGATAACGAAATCAAGAATAATCAAGATTCATCAAGATAAAATTTCAACATGGGTTCATTTGTATCTAAAGCGCCGTGCCGTAATGCTGACCCTTGGCTCTTTGACCAATTTAATTTAGATTTAGCGCAACCCGCATTAAGTTATTGTTCACGCTGTTATTTTTGGACAGAGTGTGAATCTTTAGTAGAGCCTAAGCCTAGTTTCTATGATGGCATTGCTGGTGGAAAGGTATGGCGCAACGGAAGAATTTTGGCTAAGTTAGATGTCGCTTCCCCGAATCGTTTAATCGTTGGAGAGGAATTAGATGCCGAAAATGTTGATGCCTTGGAATTTCGAGGGGGCGAGTTGTTGGGGGATTGACACTAATTATTTTTTTCCAAACGATGAAAATGGAGGAACGACCAGCGAATATCGAGTAGCCAAGAAAATTTGTAATGGGTGTTACTGGCAAGCAGAATGTCTGACCTATGCGCTACATTACAAAGTGTTAGGGATTTGGGGTGGAACAACACTAAATCAACGCGACATAATGAGAAAAAAACTAAACATAATCGCCAAACCAATAACCAATGAAAGGCACATAGCATGACAGCAATATCAATAGCAGGAAATTTAGCAGGTGACCCTGAGTTGCGCTTTACCCCTAACGGTAAAGCAATGGCAACCTTCACAATCATTTCTTCTAAGTCACAAAAGAAACCTGATGGCACTTGGGAAAATACCGATGTCACTCCATGGTCAATTAAGTGTTGGAACAAACTGGCAGAGAATGTCGCCGATTCTTTGAAGAAGGGAATGGGCGTAATCATTCAGGGAACCGCTGTTTGGGAATCTTGGGAGGATAAAAACACGGGGGAAAAGAAAGGCAAGATGACGGTGACCGCTTTCAATGTTGGAGTGGACTTAAAGCGTCATGTAGTTCAAGTAGTCGATTTACGGCGTACCAATGAGGGCGATACTGAGATAGACCCTTGGAGCGCTCCTACTTGGAAGAAGGAAGCCGAAGTTCCCGAATCATTTCCTTTTTAACCCTGATATAGTACAATCAGGGTTAATAAACTCTCGAAAGGGGTTGAAATGGCTTGGACTGATTTCTTTACAAAAGAAATAGCGGGTTCAAAAGTTGTTGTCGATTCAAACGGCAAACCTTATGTCTCTCAAGAGATTGCTCCTAAAGAGTATGTTGAAGTTGAGTTGAACATTCAGCAAGATGCTTTGCCATACAACATCTACTTCCGTCGCTTCGATGCTGTCGGTGGCGAACTAGAAAACCGTTTATTCGCTCAGGTAGGCGATAGAGATTTGGCTTTGAAGTCCGTCAATCAGATTACTGCCAAGAGATTAAATTCTTTTGAGTTAGTTTTAGACGGAGAATAAAAAGGCTAAATTCGCCTAGAGGTATAATCGACGGGTGTACGATAACCTTTCACCCAATAGTGAAGGTGTCGTGTCTGTTTTGGGGGCTTTCGCTATTCAGACTCATGAATTATTTTCGGAGTTGGTAAAGGCGGGATTCAATCAGGAACAGGCAATCGAAATCGTCGTAGGATTAGCGACCAAAGAGTAGAGGGTTAGATGGCTGAAAAGATAACACCCGATTTACAGGAGTTCGGCTCTACTGGTCTGCGTCGTTCAGGCGGTACGGTTTATGAAGAGTTTCTTGTCAATCTTCGCGGACAACGCGGAGCAAGAATCTATCGAGAGATGGCGGACAATGACCCGACTATCGGCTCGATGTTATTCGCAATCGAGAAAGTTATTACCCGTCTTGAATGGCGTGTAGACCCATACTCTGATAATTCTAAAGATGGAGATATTTCTCCCGAGGATAAAGAAGTCGCCGCGTTCGTAGAATCATGTTTACACGATATGAGCGAGTCTTGGGACTCGACTTTATCTCAGATGCTTTCAATGTTGGTCTTTGGTTTTTCTTATCACGAAATTGTTTACAAAGTCCGAGAGGGAGATAACAAAGACCCTCAGCGTAAATCTAAATTTAACGATGGTCGTATCGGCTGGCGCAAAATGCCAATCCGCGCTCAAGAAACTTTATTCCGATGGATGATTGATGAAGATGGCGGAATTCAAGGAATGGTTCAAGTAGACCCATCCTCGGGCGGTACTCACTACATTCCAATCGAAAAGTCTTTGTTACTTCGTACCAGTTCACAAAAGAATAACCCTGAAGGTCGTTCTATCCTTCGCAATGCTTATCGTTCTTGGTATTTCAAGCGCCGTATTGAAGAGATTGAAGCAATCGGTATCGAGCGTGACTTGGCAGGTTTGCCAGTCGCTTATGTTCCACCTGAGTTTCTATCATCCACCGCGACAGCCGAACAAGCCTCAGTTCTAGCCACTATCCAAAATATCGTTACCTCTATCAAGCGCAATGAGCAAGAGGGAATCGTCATGCCTTCAATGTATGACGACCAAGGACATAAGGTTTTTGATTTAGTTCTCCTATCTTCAGGAGGGTCTCGTCAGTTCGATACAGACAAGATTATTCAACGCTATGACCAAAGAATTGCTATGTCAATCCTTTCCGACTTTATTCTTCTTGGCTCTGACCGTGTTGGCTCTTATGCCCTCGGAACTTCCAAGATGGATTTGTGGTCAATGGCAGTTGATTCAATCGCTAAAAATATCGCTGAGGTAATTAACCAACACGCTATCCCACGCTTACTAAAACTAAATGGCATGGATATTTCTCGCGTTCCCTATCTAACCTATGGCGAAGTAAGCCATGTTGATTTGAACGAGATTGCTGGATTCGTAGGCAACTTGGTACAAACAGGCGCAATCGTTCCTGACCCTAAACTTGAAGAGTATCTACGCGACTTGGCTGGTCTACCACCTGCTGAACATGATGGACAGAATTTTGGTATGCCTCCTATGCCTGAAGGCGCTGGAGTTCCTCCAATGCCTGAAGAACCAGCAACATCGGGCGAGGAAGAATTACCACCTGCTCCACCGACGGAGGCTCCGAAACTTCCTGAAGTTGGTTAGAGATGGCAATTTATTTTGCTAAGGCGCGAGAAAAGCGAGTCCCTCTAACACCTCAAGAGCAAGCCCTTGCTCGCACTTTGTATGAATCTATCCAGCGAGCCACGGATAAAATTTCAATGAGGCAACTAGAGAGCCTTATTCGCAATATGAATCCTGAAACTTTGGAACGCTTATTACAATCAATCACGATTGCTAACCAAAAAAAGATTCAAGAAACCCTTTTAACCTCCATTGACCTTGGCGGTAAACAGGCTATTGAACAGATTCAAAGCATCGCACCCAAACTAGCATTACCAGCCTTCTTGCCTTCCAAGGTAAAGATAGATAACAAACCTGCGATGGCTAATATGGAGTTCACCAAACTTCCTATGTGGGCGCAACCTAAGCCACCTAAAGTTGAATTCACCATGTCTTTCAATAAGACAAACCCAAACTCTCTAGCGTTTGCCCAAAGACGGGCGGCTGAATTGGTGACATCGATTGACGCCATGACCCGAGATTCAATCCGTCGAGCCATCATTGATGCTTTTAATGAGCAATTAGATTACAGAGCAACAGCGCGAAGAATTAAGAATGTTGTCGGGCTTCATCCTAGATGGGCTGAGGCAGTTACAAACTTTGAGAAAAAAGAGTTTGCTCGTTTAATCCGAAGTGGAATCAAGGAAGAGACTGCTCGCGCTCGCTCAATCGAACGCGCTACACGCTACGCCGATTCCCTAAAGAGCAAGAGAGCAACCATGATTGCTCGAACCGAGATACAGATTGCTCAAAATGAGGGACGCCAAGAAGGTTGGAACCAAGCGGCAGAACAAGGTTATGTAGATGTTGAAGCGCAAAAAATGTGGGTTATTGCTCAAGATGAACGCACCTGCCCTATTTGTTTAGAACTTGATGGAGAGATTGTTGCTTGGAATGAAGTGTTTTCTAGCGGTCACGAAACCCCAGGCAGAGTACATCCTAATTGCCGTTGTACCATGGTAATCATTCCACCTGAGAGACGCTCATGAGTATCACACTCGTATTTCCTGTTGGCTATAAGCCAGTTCTCAAACACGGTGAGCATGACCAAAGTTCCCACGGTAATTGGGCTACTGGTGATTTAGTAGACAATGGAACCATTTCTAAAGATAATGAGTTAGATAACAAACTCTCGTCATTAGTCGATGACGGCTATAACTATGAAGAACAGTTTATGAAAGATATAAAAAAACAAGATTTAGCATTGAGCAAAATCTACGAAATGAGAGGTTTTGACGGAAAACCGACTTCGGTTGAATCTTGGGATGAGTTTGATTCGATGGAAAGTCCAATAATAGAAGGAGGGATGTTTGACGGCAGAAAACTTTTTGGAGATGTTGGCGGTGGATACGATTATGAAAATGGTCGTAGAGGTGAAGTTGGAAATCCAATCACAGAGTTTTCAAGAGGTTTTCAAAATGGCACAGATGCCGAGGGTAATCCAGTAACAGCCGAAAAAGCGATTGAGTCTTTTGTAAATGGAGATAAACATTGGGCTGGTAAAGGAATGGCTGGTAATGGAACTTATGTTGCCATGAATGTGCCAACAGCCCTTGGATATACAGAAAATGATGACTTTGAGGGTGCCATCTCGTTCAAATTAGATTCAAGCGCAAGGGTGGGTTCTTATACTCAAATCTCAAATGAAATGAGTAAACTAAAATCAGAAGGGAAACTACCTAAGAGTTTGGAAGATGTAGGTAGGTTTGCCGCGGCTAAAGGCTATGACGCTTACATTCATGATACGACAGACACAATCGAAAGACGAACGGTACCTGATATGGCTGTTGTTTTGAACCGCTCTAAAGTAGTTTTTGGACCATCAATCAAAGCGGCGGACTTAGACAATCACCGATGGAAAAAGGCTGGTAAATGATGTCAAACCCTCTAATAAGTAGAGCCGCCGCTTCTCTCGCTCAATTTCTTTCTTTAGAAGATAAGTTTGATTTAGTTTCCGCTGTAAACCGAGCGTCTACAATCGATGAAATAAAAGACCCTTGGAAAAATAAAATATCTGAACTGATTGATAAAAAAACATCTTTCAAAAAGCATGGCGAGCATGACCAGTCAACCCATGGCTCATGGGCGCATGGAGTCCAAGTAGCCCCTGAAGCGATACGGGCAACCATCCAGCGGGTCAAGGATGAGGGCGGTCTGACCGTTGATATGAAGGATGGCGATAGCCCTAAGACTGGATTTATGGTCGCTAAGGGCAAGAAGTACGCGGCGATTGTTAAGGCTGAGGACTTCTTCAGCGATACCAAGGGTGTTGAGGTTCTCTCCTCCTACTTAAAACAGCATAAGTCGGAACTCAATAAGGAGAATAACTACCTCGGTTTATGGCATAATACAGATGATGGACAGGTTTACCTCGATGTATCAGAAAACATTGAGGGCGAGGGGGAGGCTATCTCTCGGGGTCGTGAACGCGACCAAATCTCAATATGGGATGTAGCGAACTTAAAAGAGATACAGACAGGAGGTACAGGTGGCATCGAAAAAACTCGAAGCGGTCAAACTGCCCGATTTGTCAAATATGACAGACGAACAGATAGACGCTTACGCCAAAGAGATTTGGGAGAAGTTAGGAAAAGGCAAGAAAGATTCAAAGTAATCTATTTTGACTATGGATTAAAACCAGTAATCAAACACGGTGAGCATGACCAATCGGAGCATGGTAACTGGGCTAGAGGATTTACTGAAGATGAAATTAGTCGCATAGAAGCAATGCGTGGTCTTGGTCCATCTTTAGAGGACTTAGATAATGTCTTGAAAGATGACACAGAATATAGCGATGAGCAATTAAGGCTAACTGTGGAAAATGATAGTGACCTTTATGCTGATGCGACTCAAGGAATTGACTCAAAAGTACAAGAGCGTCTTGAAAGTTTACAAAGAGAATTTCCTAATCATGAATATACTGAACAAGAAAAAGCAACTATCTACGAAAATGTTCAACGAGAAATGATTGATGAATATGTTGAATCTCAACGAGATACTTTGAATGAATATGAAAGGGTCAATTCAGGGGATGTAGGTCGCCAAGACCCTGAAGAGTTGCTTCCATATTTTGAAGAAGTTTATGGAGTCACCCATACTGGAACAAATTCTGAAGGACAAGAAATAACTCTTAGTACAAATATCGGTCAGGTATTTCGAGATGGCAATAGCATTTATGTCCGTGGAGATATTGTTGATGAAAATGGCAACATGGTAGGCGAAATCTCTCGGCGCTTCTTTCAAAAAGATGGCGTGTGGAATGTTGAGCATGAAGTCCTAGCAATTCCTGACCCCGCTTTTCAAGGTACTGGTTTTGGCAAAGCAATTATTGAACAATCTGAGGCTTGGTATACCGCTCGAGGTTTGGGTTACATTGAAGTTGGCACAGCATGGGATGGCGCTCGTCATTGGGCGCGAGCAGGTTATGACTGGAAGCCTGACCGAGTTGCTGAAAATCTACAAACGATTGCTAACAATGTTGAATATGTAGATGGGTTTGAAAGAGGCACTCCAGCAAGGGCAGAGTTTGATGCTTTGATGAGCAGAGCAACTGACGGCTATCAACCAAACTTTTCTGATGAGAGCGGTAATAAGTACCCTGCTTGGGATTCTGTTAAAGATATGAAAACAGATAACTTTCCTTTACCTGCTCATTTCGCAAACATTGGATACACAAAAGGCGCAACAGAATGGCCAGGCAGAAGTTTGATGTATGACTTGAGATTAAAATATGTAAAATCATTGACCGCTGAAGGTCAGAAACTATTAGAAGGTCCTATTGACCATGACGGCGACGGATTGATTTACGATGGAACAGCCCGTGAAAAACCAGCGCCAAGTGGCGGAAACAAATAAACTGGGGTATAATTAGATTATGAGTAGACGAGAGACACAAAAGGCTATCCAAGAGGCTTATGCCAAATGGTCTGAGAAAGTTGCCTTTACTTCCTATACGGGCGCCGATGAAAAAGATGAAACAGTACTCATGGAAGAAATACAAACCATCCTTCAAGGAAATAAACCCGAGTAGTAATCCCATCCGCTATTCTTAATCCATGGCGGATATTGCTCCCAAACTGATTCATCTAAGCGCTGAGAAACTACTCGCGCTTCATGAGAATGTCCATAAGTCCGAGTCACCGACTGCGGCTGAAATTGAGGTTCACCACACCGTCCTCAATGAGATGGCTAGACGCAAGATGGAACGCCCTCAAGATGATTGGGATAAGTACGAGATTCTTGTTGATTCAATCGACAATGTAGACCTAACTAGCCTTAACGGATTACCCGCTGAGACCTTGCTGGATGTCATCAAGGAGACAGGCGATACCGCTGGCAACATCAAGACTTTCCTTACGGTCAATGGCTATCAGATGCGAGTTGAGCCAGTAGAGAAAAAAATTCAAAAAGAAGATGGAAAATGGGTTGTCTATAACGAAGAGGGAACACGCAGTTTCGGAAGTTATGATTCTAAAGAAGAAGCCCAAGAGCGATTACGACAAATAGAATTCTTCAAAGAGGAAGAAACTTACAAACCACCTAAAGGTGTCAGAGAAGCGGCACAACGAGCGATTGAATGGATTGATGCTGGACTTGCTGGTGACGGATTTACTTCCGTTGGTAGAACTCGAGCAGGTCAATTAGCCCGAGGGGAAAACATTAGTATCGATACTTTGAAGCGAATGAAATCTTTCTTCTCGCGTCACAAAGTTGATGGACAAGCCCTCGGATTTAATCGTGGCGAAAAAGGTTTCCCTAGCGCTGGTCGAGTTTCTTGGGATGCGTGGGGTGGAGATGCTGGATTCGCTTGGTCGGAAGCAATGGTGGAGAGATATGAAAATCAAGTCAAAAAACATGGAGAACATGACCAATCTTCACACGGGGCTTGGGCTACTGGAGAAGGCGGTGGAGAGACTAACGGCTCATCTAGTCGCCCCCGTATGGCAGATGATAAACCCGCCTCAGCAGAAAGAAGTCCTGAAGCGACCAAACAAGCCGAAAGACTAAGAAGAGATGCTGAAGCGGTAGAGCCAGTAATTACAAGTTTGATGGAAGGCATCGCTAAAACTATTGATGCTGACTTCGCAAAATTAGATGGCAAGAGTTCTCTCGAACAAAGATTAAAGTCCACAGATTCTCTTGCTCGAAAGATTGATGCTGATGCTGAAAAAGACCATGGCGGAGATAGGGAAAAAGCGGCGGCCGCAATTTCTGACGCTGTTCGTTATACCCTCAATGTTGATGAATCCAAATACACCGATGGTGTTGAGAAAACAGTAGATGCTTTGAAAGAAACGGGTTGGAAAGTTGAATCAGTTAAAAACTTTTGGCAAGCGGGTGACCCTTATGACGGCACCAATATCAAGATAAGTAAAGACGGGGTAAAGGTAGAACTACAACTCCACACACCAACATCTCATAAGATTAAAGAGGTCGATTTACATAATGATTATGAGAAGTATCGAGTATCAACAGACAATACTGAGCGAAGAAGCCTGTGGGATGGCATGGTTGAAAAGGCTAAAGCCATTCCTAGACCAGCCAACATGGGCAAACTTTTGACCCTTGGGACCTTGGTAGTTCAGACCTTTGAGACTGCTCAACAGGCTGGATTGACTAAATCAACTGGGGTTGATATTATATGGACAATAACGAGAGGAGGTATAGCCGTATGCGGTATTTCGCAAAACTAGGCGCCAACAACGAAGCGATAAACATTTATCGTTTCAAACGAGGCGAAACCGAAATGATTGAAGATAGATGGGATAGTCGTAAAGCAAGTTGGGTAGCCAATCCTGATGCTGATGTAGTCCGTTATCTAGTAGAGGGTCAGGGCGAGTTCCAAGAAATCTCTGAAGAGGTCGCTCGCAAGATTTTCCCTCAAGTATTTACAGAGGAGACAACAAAGGCTCTAGGTAAGTTTGACCTACAAAAAGCCGAAGGCGAAAAGCGTTACACGCTTGGAGCAATGTACATCCCTGATATGGAAGATGCTCACGGAGAGTGGACAGACTCCGATGAATTACAAAGAGCAGTTTGGGATTATGTTCGAAGCAATGACCGTCGTATCCGTTTACAACATAACCGCGATGTAGTTGCTGGAGAATGGGTTGAAGTTATGGCTTTCCCATATTCATTGACCGTTCCAATCAAAACACCTGAAGGTGAAGAGATGGAACATACTTACCCACCGAACACAGTTTTTCTTGGTGTGATTTGGGAGCCTTGGGCATGGAGCATGGTGACCGAAGGAAAGATTCGCGGATACTCTATTGGTGGAAAAGCCGAGCGTTTATTCGTTGATATAGACTTAGAAAAGAACGACCCAACTGTGTCAGATGTACATATTGATACAATAATGTCTCCATCGAAGAAAAAGCCAAAAAAGAAAGAGACTGTATGAAAAAAGACCTTAGAATGTTAGGCGAACTTCGCAAAGGTCCCTTGGCTGGCATGGACGAAGATGAATTCAAGATGATTGAAGAAGATGTCAGAAAGTTTGGATTCAAGGGTCTTAGCGGATACGCAAAGTCTATGGTTATGGAAGCACAACGCCGTTTAGGTTTTCAAATAAATAAAGCGCTTAATAGTCTGCCATTTAACAAGGCTGTCTCTGTTGGAGATATGGTTTCTTGGAAATCATCAGGTGGAACCGCTGAAGGAAAAGTTTTAAGAATTGCTCGCTCAGGTCGCATCAATGTTCCTGATTCATCTTTCAACATTCAAGCAACTGAAGATGACCCTGCGGCGTTAATTGTTTTATACCGCGATGGAAAACCAACTGACACTAAAGTTGGACATAAGGTTTCTACTCTAAAAAAAAAGTAGAGATTACAAAGCATGGTGACCATGACCAATCAAGTCATGGTGACTGGCGAAATGGCGATGACTCTGAGGGAGAAGATTCTTCAGAACCAAAAAACCCAAAACAAAATTTTGTTTCTTATGACGATGATTCCGAGGGTGAATTCTCGGACTTAGATTATGATGACCCAAAGCACATGGACACCATGGACTATTCGAGAAAGAAAAAGAACTAATGGCAAGCATCATTGATGACACGATGGACATTCTCAAATCGATGAATCTTGATGCCCAAAGAGTTACAACCCCGCCTGGGTATGCTGGAATTCAAGTAAATCTACCTAATGACGCTCAAGCGTTTTTTGTTTGGACAAAGATTGACCAAGAAGATTTTCACTTTAGATTGGCTCGTTTTTGGGCTAATGAGAACCCGTTTTCAATGTGGGTTTCTCCGAATTTAATTGAAGCCTTGGCTAAAACAAGGGTGATGGCAACTTCTTAAAAGGCTTGAATTACACCTATGGTATTCTAAGCGTGTCAAGACCCGAGGTTAGTTTTATTAGCCCAATGCTAAAAGACTTACCTCTAGTTTGTTAGGAGCATAAATTGTCTAAACCCCGTACTCGCAAAATGGTGAATCTTGCTATCGAAGAGACGAGTGGAGTAGACCATCCAGCGCATCTACATGAGGGTTGGCTCGTAATGAAGTCAGCCTCCGAATCTGAAATACAGAGGGTTCTCGACAAATCGCTGACCGAGGAGGACTCCAATATGGAGGATAAGAAAACTACCGAGGCAACTGAAGATAAGGTTGAAAAAACCGTTGAGGAAGAACTAGCGGCGGCGCAAGCCCGTATCGCAGAACTCGAAGCCAAACTCGCCGAAAAGGAAGAAAAACCTGAATTGGAAGTTGAGATGGCGATGGGTCAAGACTCAGAGGAACCTAAAAAAGAAGAAGAGGACTACATGAAGTCCGCTCCTGCTCCAGTTGTCAAAATGATTCAAGACTTGAAGAAGCAAGCAGAGGAGGCAACCGCTGAACTTAGAAAAGAGCGTGAAGCCCGTGCTGATGCTCAAGCAGTCGAAAAAGCAAAGGGTTGGGCTAACCTCAATCTCAATGCTGAAAAAGTTGGACCAGCGCTTCGTCGCTTGTCTGAAACCGATTCAGAGTTAGCAAAGAGCGTTGAAGAAATTCTTTCTTCCGTAAATGCTCAGGCTGAATCAGCATCTATTTTTGCGGAAATCGGCAAGTCCGCGGACTTCAAATCAGGCAATGCTTACGAGCGTATGACTACTCTCGCTAAGTCTGCTGTTGAAGAGGGTGTAGCAAAGTCATTCGCGCAAGCAATGGCTGATATTGCTACAAAAAACCCTGACCTTTACAGCCAATACCTATCCGAGAAAGGTGCCTAAAACATGGCATACGAAATCTCTAATTACTCGGTAAAGGTCACCCTCGTCGCAGGTGCCGACCTTTCCAGTAAGCAATACACATTCGTCAAGTTGGATTCATCAGGTCAAGCAGTCGCCGCAAGCGGCGCAACCGATATTCCAATCGGCGTACTACAAAATGCTCCAACTTCAGGACAGGAAGCAGAAGTGCTTGTTGTCGGTGGAACAAAGATTGTTGCGGGAGCGGCAATCGGCGAAGGCGCACTTGTTGGCACATCCGCCACAGGCAAGGCAGTTGCCTTGGTTGCTGGTACAGATACCACCAAGTATGTTGTTGGAACTCTTCTGACCGAATCTGCGGCAGATGGAAACATCGTCACCGCCGTAATTAACTGCGCTAATCCAGGCAGAGCGGCATAAGGGGGAAAAATAAATGCCACAGCCAAACATTAACTCCGTCCATGTGGACGCAATTCTTACAAATATCTCGGTTGCTTATTTACAGAACCAAGATAACTTTATCGCTGACAAGGTATTCCCAGTAATTCCTGTCGATAAGAAGAGCGATAAATACTTTACTTACACCAAGAACGATTGGTTCCGCGATGAGGCTCAACGCCGTGCGCCTGGAACTGAATCTGCTGGTGGCGGTTACAATCTTTCAACAGGAACATATTCAGCAGATGTGTGGGCTTTCCACAAAGATGTTGATGACCAAACTGTTGCTAACGCAGACGCTCCTCTAAACCCTCTTCGTGAGGCAACAGAGTTCGTTACTCGCCGTTTATTGCTTCGTCGTGAACTACAATGGGTATCCGATTTCTTCGGAACTGGTGTATGGGCTGACGATGTAACTGGTGTATCAGGCGCTCCATCTTCAGGTGAGACAAAGCAATGGAGTGATTACACTTCATCTGACCCAATCTCAGATATTGAAAATGGTAAGGCAGAAATCCTTGGAAACACAGGAATGGAAGCGAACACTTTGGTTCTTGGATACGATGTATTCAAGTCACTAAAGAATCACCCTGACCTTGTAGACCGCATCAAGTACACATCTTCACAGACAATCACAACCGATATGTTGGCGGCTATGTTCGACATTCCTCGCGTTATGGTTGCTAAGGCAGTCAAGGCTACAAACAACGAAGGCGCATCTGAAGCATACGGATTCGCTCACGGCAAGAAGGCTCTTCTTTGCCATGTTGCTCCTCAGCCTGGGCTACTAACCCCTTCCGCTGGATACACATTCGCATGGACTGGCGTATCAGGCGGACTCGGCGCAACAATCGGAACTTCACAGTTCCGTATGGAATCCATCAAGTCAGACCGTGTTGAAGCAGAAATGGCTTTCGATAACAAAGTCATCTCTTCTGACCTCGGCTACTTTTGGAACACAATCGTCGCTTAGTTCAAACAAAGAAGGGGGTGAGACTTTTGAAGGTCTCACTCCCTTCCTTTATTTAGGAGAAATAAATGGCATTAGTAAACAGACTATCCAAGGGCGAAGTAGCAGTCGGAGCATTACAGGTTGGCGACAACGACACCGTTTACGGCATCGAATTCGGAACAGTAGAAATTGACCCTGCTTCACTCAACGCTACAACCCGTGGCGCAACAACATTCACATTGACTGGTGCGGCAACAACTGACATCATCATTGTGAACCCACCATCAACATTGAATGATGATTTGATTTACTGTGGAGCGGCTGTAACAGCGGCAGACACAGTAACAATCTATCTTTACAACCCAACCGCAGGTTCAATCAACCAAGCGGCGGCAACATTCTCATATTGCTGGATTGACACAACTGCGTAAAATGAAAGCACAAATTCTTAAATCAATGATTGTTGATGGTCGCAAACTTGTGGCTGGAGACATTGTAGAAGTCAAGGGATGGCGTCATGCTAAGTCCTTGGCTAATAATCGCTACATCAAATTGATTGAAGATGATGTAGTTGAAGAAAAAGTAGCAGAGGCTCCAAAGCCAAAGGCTACAAAGAAAACAAAAGAAGTCGCTGAATAGTGCGAAGGGCGATTCGCTAAAATGGGTCGCCCTTTCTTTTCTTAGGAGTTTATATGGCAGTATCACACCAAAGAGTTTCAGTCGGAACAACCGCTACTAAACTTACATCTGACGCGGACGGACGCGACGGACAGACAATTAGCATCCAAGTTCCCACATCGGGGGCTACCGTCTATCTAGGCGGGGCAGGAGTTACGACAACCAGTTACGGTTATGAGTTATTAGGCGGAACCAGTTTCTCCGTCGAACTACAACAAGGAGAACAAGTTTTCGGTGTTGTAGCATCCAGCACACAGACTGTGAATGTATTCAGACAAGGCGCTTAAAACATGGCTTTGCCAGCATCGCTTTCGACTTGTACCGTTGTTGGGACTTATGTGGATTTGAGCGGTAACCCCGTTCGTGGTTCTCTTAACATAACGCCTCAAACAATTCTTAAAGAAACAACAGCCAATGTAATTATTATCCCTGTTGTAATTCAAAAGACTTTTGACGCTACGGGTTCCTTTACAGTTGTTTTACCAGTTACCAGCGATACTGATGTAACACCTCAACCTTTTATTTATACTTTCGAAGAAAACTTTACGGGTGGACGCACAATAGAATTGGCTTTGCCACTATCTGTTGCGGGAACCACACAAAATTTAGCCGACCTTTTACCTGCTCTTAGTTCTGCTGAAGCGGCCGCTTATGTATCGGTAGACGCATATCAGGCTTTATTGACGCGATATAACAACGCAGAAAATATCCGAGTTCTAGTTGTAGACGCAGATGAAGAAGCCGACGACGCAGATACTTATGCGACAGACGCGCTAAACGCGGCAAACACTTTAAGTGCCTACAATTCAAATCAGTTAATGATGATGGGGGTCTAAAATGGCAGAACCTTATGTACCGATTGCCCGATTAACAACAGCCAATAATCTTTTAACAGAATTAGAAGTAGTAACTGATGGCGCAGAAACCAGCACAGATGATTTAGAAACCGCAGTTAGTAATGCTCTTGCCCATAAACAAACAGCCGAAAACCTTGTTGCTGAGAGATTTGATTTAGTCTTTTTGGTAGGTGCGTAATGGCTCTTGCTTCTTCATTGACAACCGTAACAATCACAGGCAATTATGTAAATTATGAAGGTAACCCGATTCAAGGTCAGGTTCGTTTTACTTTAGGGGATGTCCTCCGTAACGGCACAGATGACCAAATGGTTGCCCCATCAAGTATTGTGGTTCCTCTTAGCGCAGGTGCTTTTTCGGTCACTTTACCTGCTACAAACGACCCTGACATTGTTCCTAATCCTTTTACCTACACCGTTGAAGAATCCTTTGCTGGAGGGCGTACATACACGATTTCGGTACCATACGACACCGCTGGTTCCCTTGATTTAGCCGACATAAGCCCAACCCCTACTCTGTCAGAAAACTTTGTACAGGCAATCGATGAAACAAGTTTCTCCGCTCTCGAAGATGATATTGACACTCTTGACACACAGATAAATCAA